AAAGAGATTCCCGATAGCGAATCGCTCGGGCTTGACCCGAACAAGATCTACAACCTGCTGCGCGACCCCGAAGAGCTTGAGAAGGCCGCTCCGACTTTCAACAACATTCCGCTCATCGACGCATACGAACAGACGGGCAAAGAGCACATTCCCGTTTCTGCGCGCGACCCCAAGAAAGAAATTGTCGTTGGCAGCACCGGCACTGACGCGGTGTTCGAAGAGCCTTACCTGAAAAACAGCCTCGTTGTCTGGGACGCAACTGCGATTGAAGGCATCGACAGCGAGGAGCGCAAGGAGATTTCCTGCGCCTATTACTACCGGGCAGACATGACGCCCGGAACCTACCAAGGCATCAGCTATGACGGCGTGATGCGAGATATCCGCGGCAATCACGTTGCACTGGTTGCTGCAGGACGTGCCGGCAGCGACGTAGTTGTCGGCGATTCCATCCCCCTGGAGATTCAATCCATGAAGAAGCCCCTTTCTCGGAAGGCTGCGCAGGTGAAGGGGGCCATGCTGGCCCTGAAGCCGAAGCTCGCCGCCGATGCAAAGCTCGACCTCAACCCGATCCTCGCTGGCATCACTTCCGCGAACTGGAAGGCTAAGAAGCCTGCACTGCTGGCGGCGATCAAGCCGAAGCTCGCGCAGGATGCAGACCTCGATGATCTCGTGACGCTGCTCGACTGCCTCGACAACGCTGACGACAATGTCGGCCTAGACGATGACCCGACTGACGCGCCTGCTCAGGACGCCAGCCCGGTCGACGAAATCATCGAGATGTTGCGCGGCAAGATCAGCGATGACGACCTCGCCGCAGTCGAAGAAAAGTTGCGCGGCCTGAAGCTGGCCACCGACGAAGATCCGGAAGAAAAGCCGGAAGATAAACCAGCCGACAAGCCGGAAGACAAGCCGGCCCAGGACAACCCCCCGCCGACCACGGGCACGCCTGCACCGCCGGCCACGTCCGCAGAAAAGAAGGATGACGCAGTGGACAAACCCGCTATGGATGCAGCAATCAAGGCTGCTGTGAAAATCGCCCGCGAACAGGCAACGAAAGACGCCCTGCGCGTGGCCCGCGAAATCTCGACGGCTGAGAACGACGTGCGTCCGTATGTGGGCGAACTGAAGATCGCCGCTGACAGCGCGGAAGACGTCTACAAGGCCGCACTGGAGTTGCTGGGCAAGGACGTCTCGAGCATCCATCCGAGCGCATATCGCGCGTTGCTGGAAGCTCAGCCGAAAGCAGGCGCCGCCCGTCCGCGCGTGGCGATGGACTCGGCCGCAGTCAAGAGCTTCGCGGAGCGTTTCCCGCAAGCATCCAAAGTTCGCAACCTGGGGTAAGTCATGAGCGGATTCCAAAAGCAGGTCTATAACCAGCCGGCCCCCGCCGTTGCTGGCGATTTCGCGTCGGCTAACCCGCGCGCAACAGTTCTGGCTGGCCCGGGTTCGCTCGTCGCTGGCGTAGGCGGTGTAACGGTTGGTCGTTTCGCATGGGCGGCATCGACCGGCTCGAACGACATCAACACCGGCGAGACCGACTTCTACAACACGGTCACCAATGCTGGCTCTGGCGTGCCGACCGGCTTCGTTCATCGCGAACAGCAGGCGCTGATCACGGTTTTCCTCGCGGAAGCCAGCAACGTCGTCCCGCAAGGTCTGCCTGTCGTGCTGCATCAGGCAGGCGACTTCTGGGCGAAGAACGACGGCGCTTCCGCAGTGACCGCGGGCATGAAGGTTTTCGCCAGCACGACCACCGGCCAGATTCAGGCTGCGGCTGCCGGCGCAACGGTTGCGGGTAACGTCGAAACCAAATGGTACGCGATGAGCGCTGCCGCTGCCGGCGAACTCTTCAAGATTTCTTCCTACGCGTTGGGCTAATCAGGCCTGACGGCCAAAGGAGCATTACACATGCGACACGCAGATTTCGCACAGCTCGAGCAGAGCTTCGGCATTGTCATGCCGGAAGTGCTCGACTACACCGACAAACTGCTGGCAATGGACGCGCAGCCGGCGCTGGTGACCACCAGCAATGCCGGCATCCCGTCGTACCTTGCCAACTACATCGACCCGAACTTCGTCAAGGTTCTCGTTACGCCGAACAAGGCGGCGCAGATTCTCGGCGAAGCCAAGAAAGGTGATTGGACGACGATCACAGCAACCTTCCCGGTGATTGAAAACACCGGCGAGGTATCGAGCTACGGCGATTACAGCCAGAATGGCTCGGTCGGTGCAAACGCGACGTTCCCGCAACGCCAGTCGTACCACTACCAGACGATCACCCAGTGGGGCGAACGCCAGCTGGAAATGTCCTCGCTCGCGAAGATCGACTACGCGTCGCGTCTGAACATCGCATCGGCGATCGTGCTCGACAAGTTCCAGAACAACACGTACTTCTACGGCGTCGCCGGCCTGCAGAACTATGGCCTGCTCAACGATCCGTCGCTGTCGGCTGCGCTCGCACCGGGCAACAAGGCGTTCAACAGCAATGCATCGGGCCCGTGGATCACGAACGGCGCGGTGACGGCGACCGCCAACGAGATCTACACCGACATCCAGACGCTGTTCAACGAGGTCGTCCTGCAATCGGGCGGCCTGGTCGAGATGGACGCGAAGATGGTCCTCGCGATGGCGCCGAGCTCGGAAGTCGCGCTGACGACGACGAATCAGTACAACGTCAACGTGTTCGACCTGCTGAAGAAGAACTTCCCCAATCTGCGCGTTGAAACTGCGGTGCAGTATCAGAACGCATCGGGCGGAAACCTCGTGCAGCTGATCGTCGAAGAAGTGGACGGCCAGCAAGTCGGCTTCTGCGCCTTCACCGAGAAGATGCGCGCTCACGCCATTGTGCGTGAATCGTCCAGCTTCAAGCAGAAGAAGTCGCAAGGCTCGTGGGGTGCCGTGATTCTCGCCCCGTTCCTCATCGGGCAAATGCTCGGCGTCTAAGCCAGCAGAAAACCAAAGCAAAGCGTACAAGGCCGCCGAGAGGCGGTTTTTTTACGCCCATAGGCCGCTCTCGAGTAAATCCGAGCGGCCTTTTTCATTGGAGATTTGACAATGGCTGAAACCTCGGGCGCAACGATCAACGTTGGCTGCAAGTTGCCGCACGGCATCCACATGGACATCACCAAGCATGGCGAGCTGCGCAAGCGCGTCACGCTGAGCGGCACGAATTCCTCGCGCGTGATCGGCGGCTATGGCATCACCGAAAACGTGTCGAAAGAGTTCTTCGACAAGTGGATGTCGGACCATCAGGAGCTGCCCGCTGTCAAGAACGGGCTGATTTTCGCGCACGGCCAGATGGCATCGGTCGAAGCGAAGGCTAAGGAAAAGGCCGGCGTCGTGAACAAGTTCGAGCCGATCAATCCGGCGAATCCCGGCAAGGAACTCGCCGCGCTGAACATGAAGGACTGAGATCATGGGCGCAGTGGTCTTCGACTATACGGCGTGGTCCACTCGTTACCCGGAACTGGCGAATTCCGTGGCGCAGCCGCTGGCTCAGCAGTACTTCAATGAAGCGCAGCTTTATTGCGATAACAGCGCGTGCAGCGTAGTTCGCGACGACAGCCCGGGTGGCCAGCGGGCAGTGCTGCTCAATATGGTGACCGCGCACATTGCCGCACTGAATGCGCCGATGAATAACGAGGCGTCGTCGCCGCTCGTCGGCAGGATCAACAGCGCGACGGAGGGCAGCGTTTCTGTGCAGACGCAGAACGACTATCCGCCTGGCTCCGTGCAGTGGTATCAGAGCACGAAGTACGGCGCGGCGTACTGGGCTGCGACTGCCGCCTATCGCACGCTTCGCTATATCCCGAGCCGCGGCCGGAACATGGACCCGTATAACCCTTGGGGGTAGAAATGGCGGCTCAGTCATTCTCAGGCGGTGCAGCGCTTGAAGCGAAACTTCGCGAGATCGCCGAGAAGGCCGGCAAGCCCGGCACTCTGCGCGTCGGATTCCTCGAGGGGTCAACCTACCCGGACGGCACCCCCGTCCCGCTGGTGGCCGCGCTGAACAACTACGGCACCGAAAACTCCCCTCCGCGCCCCTTCTTCACGCACATGGTGGAGGAGAAGAAACACGGGTGGGGCAGTGCGCTCGGCAAGATCGCCGTCGAAACTGGCTACGACATGAGCCAGACGCTCGGTCAGATGGGCGAAGGCATCAAGGATCAGTTGCAGGGCGCTATTCGCGACTTCTCGTCGCCCGGGCTTGCTGATTCGACCATCGCCAGGAAGGGCTTCAACAAGCCACTCATCGACACGTCGGTCATGCTCAACAGCGCCGCATATGAGGTGAAGGAAGAATGAACCCTCATGGAATCGTCAGAGGCGCGATCGGCGCAGTCAATCCGATGATTTTCGCCACCGTGGGCTCATCGACCGGCTACACGACAAATGCCGATGGCTCCCGCGTGCCGACCTATGCCGTGACACCGGACGTTCCTATTCAGGTACAGGCACTGACCGGGAAGGAAATCGAGCGGCTGAACAACCTGGGAATTCAGGGCGTTCTTCGTGCGGTGTACATGACCGGCAGCGCAAACGGCATCGTGCGCAAGTATGGCGAAGGCGGCGATCTGTTGACCTTCAATGGGCAGACGTGGCTCGCGACGACTGTACTCGAATCGTGGCCTGACTGGACCAAACTGGCCGTTACCCTTCAGATGGATTGACCGATGCCAACCGTCAGCATCACCGAATCAAATGTTCTGGCGGCGCTGCGCACGTTCATCCTGTCGCTTGTGTCCTGCGAGGTCATCAAGGGCCTCGGTAACCGGGTCGCGATGCCTGCCAGTGACTTTATCGCGATGACGCCTGTCATTGCGCCACCGCTCGCAACGAACGTCTCGACCTTCAGCGATGCACCCGGCGCAGGCACTCAGAACATCGAGCGCTCAACGCAGTACATGGTGCAGATTGATTGCTATGGCGCGACGGCCGGCGACCGCGCCACGCTCATCAGCACTTTGCTTCGATCCGAGTATGCGTGCAACAGCTTTGCCGCATCGGGATTCGACATCCAGCCGCTTTACGCTGAAGACCCGAAACAGATGCCGATCGTCGACGGCGAGGCGCAATTCGAAGAAAGATGGACATTCAACGCGGTTCTGCAAATGAACCCCGTCATCAGCGTTCCTCAGGACTTCGCCGCTGCGCTCAATGTCGGGCTTGTCAACGTAGACGCGTCGTACAAGCCGTAACCCTGCAATCCCCTCTTTTCTGGACCCCGCTTCGGCGGGGTTTTTCATTTTTGGAGCAAAAATGACGATTCCCGCCTCGGCGATAGTTAGCGTAAATCCTGGCGTTATCAGTGCCGGCGGAAATGCGCTCGTCCTCAATGGACTCATGCTGACAACGAACACGGCCATCCCTATCGGAGCCGTGCAGCCCTTCGCCAGCCAGTTGGCGGTTGCCAATTTCTTCGGCGCTGCCTCGTCCGAAGCGTCGCTCGCCGCGAACTACTTCAGCGGCTTCGACAACTCCACGCAAAAACCCGGCAACCTGCTGTTCTCGCAATACCCGACCGCTCCTGTCGCTGCCTATCTGCGCGGCGGCTCGTTGGCTGCGATGACGCTCACCCAGTTGCAGGCGCTGTCGGGCACCCTGACGGTGACGGTTGACGGCGCTGCCAAGACGTCGACCTCGGTCAATCTCTCGAGCGCGACGAGCTTTTCGAATGCGGCGACGATGATCACCGCAGCTTTCACGTCCGGCCCGACCGTGACGTATGACAGCCAGCGCGCGGCGTTCGTTGTCACTTCGGGCACGACAGGCGCGTCGTCCACCATGAGCTTCGCAACAGGCACGCTGGCGGCAGGTCTGAATCTGACGTCGGCGACTGGAGCCGTTCTTTCCCAGGGTGCGATCGCAGCCACGCCGTCGGGCGCGATGAACGCAATCATCAGCATCACCCAGAACTGGGCCGCGTTCATGCCCATCTTCGAGCCGGTGATCGCGGACAAGACTGCCTTCGCCACATGGACGGCTGCGCAGAACAACCGCTACGCCTACATCCAGTACGACACCGACGCCAACGCAGTTGTCTCGGGTAACACCACGAGCTTTGGTGCACAGGTTATCGCTAACTCGTACTCGGGTTCGGTGCCGATCAGCGGGTCCGCAGTCACCGCCGCAGCAGCCGGCTCAACGCTCGGCGCGATGCTGCCGCCGATCGCTGCATTTGTACTCGGCTCGATCGCATCGATCGACTTCGCGAGGACCAACGGTCGCATCACGTTTGCATTCAAGTCGCAAAGCGGCCTCGCCGCGGTTGTGGCCGACCAGACGACCGCCAACACGCTGCAGGCTAACGGCTATAACTTCTACGGCGCGTATGCCACTGCCAACCAGGGTTTCACGTTCTTCTATCCTGGCTCGGTTGGCGGCAAGTTCACATGGCTTGACGAGTACATCAACGAAGTCTGGATGAACAGCCAGCTTCAACTCGCGATGATGACCTTGCTCACGCAAGTGACGTCGGTCCCGTACAACACGGCGGGTTATGCGCTGATCGATGCGGCATGTGCTGACCCGATCAAGGCGGCACTCAACTTCGGCGCGATTCGCGCTGGCGTGCCGCTATCGACGCTGCAGGCGGCAGAGGTCAACCAGGCGGCCGGCCTAGCGATCGACCAGACACTGTCGACCCGCGGGTGGTACCTGCAAATTCTCCCGGCGACTGCGCAGGTCCGCGGCGCACGTCAATCGCCTCCTATGACCCTTTGGTACATGGATGGCGGCGCAGTCCAGCAGTTGACCCTCGCATCGATTGTCGTGCAGTAATCCGGAGAATAATCAATGAGCAACACTATCACTTCCGCCAACGCGGTCTACATGCTCGCGGTGACTGGCCTTTTCCCGGTGCCGCAGCAGCTCCAGGGATTT